ATACAACTCTACAACGTGTCGCTTTCCCGAAGCATTGGAGATGTTGGAGCTGCAGTCCGGGCAATTTATTGAGGACTACCGTGAAGTCTTCATGGTTGAGCTGAGTCTAGAGCTCCAATATCGGGCCTTCAAGCAGAGTGGCCGAAGCGTGTTAATCGATCGTTTGAAAAATTTGTTCAGTGCTGAGGCCGTTGCTTTGACATCTAACGAGCGTTGGATACCACGACTGTGTAGTGTTCAGCGACAGACCGAATTGCTGCAAATGTTCCCTGAAGACGTCGCCAGACACATTAATGGTTATCTCACACCAGTTTTTGGCATACGTGTGTATGGGAACAATGATCGGCCATTGGGGTATTGTCAGGATAATGCTCAATCGATGGATGTATACATGAATGAGCTTCTGTCTTTGGAGCGCCCCCGGTTTGCAGTGGATGAAGTCGCGGGTGAACTGAAGCAGATTGATTTGGACTACCGGATGAATGCCTACCAATGGTGGTTTGACTCGCACACGCAAAGACCCCCTCCACAGTGGTACACGACCTTTGTCCGGCTTATGGTCAAAGATATGTTCACAGGACAAGTCGGCAAGTTGGTACATGTGTATTGCCAACGCTTTGGCGGAAGAGCTGACAGGTTGTGGGTAGACAACCTGCAAATGGAGTTGATGTGGACCCGAATTGAGAACAATTACTATGAGGAGTTTTCTTCGGATGGCGACAACAGCTCCGGGGAGGAGGAGGATACTGACGATGAGTTTTTGGGCTTTTAGGATGCTAGCCCCATGTACTCATTAAAATACATGTAATATTTGTGTCATCTCGTGTTTGGAAGGCCAGTTACCTTCCTTATATGTATTATATAAACTTCCAAAAACATTACATGGAGTTCAAGTCGGCACTCGAAGTCAAAAGCCGACCTATGTACTGAAGCGAGCAGTATAAATTCGTTAGGGATGGATGATCCCGAACTTGAATTACAGAGTGGTGTTGTTGACACTTCTCCTGTGCCCACAGAGCAGCGTCAGGCCACGGTTGCCTTTCATGACCAAAGCCCTGCCTTTGAGAGTGCAGTTGAGCCAGCTTACGATGCGACGAGGGATGCGACCGAGAATAGTGATACAGAGTTTGCCAAGTTCTTTTCGAGACCTGTGAATTTGGGTGTCACCCTTTGGGCTGTCA